CATTAGATATACCAAAAGGTTTTATTATTCAAACAGAAGACGGATTAGAATATGAATTCCCTACTGCGACGTATGTTACAAAAACTCAAATGGAAGATAACATTTCTAGTTATCCGTATTATGATTCTGGGTTAATCCCTGTTATATCTAAACTCACAGGGGAGGACTATAATAAACCTGCTGATACAAAATTTAACGTTGTTTCTACTGGTATAAAAACCCCTGCGAAAATAACGAATGCATCGCCATTTACTTCTGGAACAGATAGAGAAACAAACACTGAGTATTATACCAGGCTGAAGTCAACAGTTTTTAACAATAGCCTCGCTTCTGCGGAAGCTATTATTAACAAAGTATCGGAAAATTTCACATCTGTTGTAAAGACAGAGGTAGTAGGGGCTAATAATCCATTGATGGTAAGAGATCTGACTTCTCTGTCTGAAACAGTAGCTAACTATCAAGAAGAGGATTTCTTACATACATACTCAGGTCTCCATGGTGGAACCTATGATTCGAAACATCTGGCTCTGTTTGGGGTGTTTGCTGATACAGACGAAACTGCTGAAGTAAGCATGCCTAGCATAACTGGTTGGTCAAAGGAATTTTCTGATTCAATGTATGAAGGAGTATACCTACTTAATGACATGAATTATGCTGAGACGGAGACTGATATCATAGTAAGAGAATACTTTGGTGACCTCTATGATGACGATGTTCAAGTCGACTTGGCCTTAATTTTGGCTTCTGGTAATTGGCAAGTACATGACGGCATTAATCCATCTCAAAGTTTATTTTATGTTGATGAAGTCAGAATAGATTCAGATCAGTTAGTCTTAGGTAAATATTTAGATCCTGATGATGATAAAGAGCAATCCATAAGTATTAGCTTAACTACTATTAGTGGAATAATGGATTTACTTTCATCAGATGTCCTTGATTCAAGTACATACGCACATCAGCAATTGACAGATTTAATTGCTCCAACAAATTTTAATAACACTGCCCCTATTTTTCATAAACAAATTGATCAACACTTAGGAGTTCAGATAGATTGTATTATGAACACAACAGATAACACAGAAAATGGAGAAATGTGTTATATAACTCTTCTTAGACATTCTGAAGTTTTTCTACCACACGACGGTTATGGTCTTGCTTGGAGAAAGCAACCAGAATTTTTGGTTAGATTAAACCAGGGTGCCGGTTATTACACAGATGCGGATGTAGAACTTTTCCAAGAACAATACGGCGTTAACCCAGTAACTGAGGGGTTGGTCGGAAGCAACTATATTAAAACCCATTCCGAATATTGGAAATATAATGTGTATCTTGTAGATAACGATGTTCTTCAAGAGGAGGTATGGGTTGGCCATGATCAGATGTGGGACCAAACTTCCGGCACAAACCAATTCTTGGTAGCTGGTAAAGTCTGGATAGAGAAAGAAGTTGATTATGGATTCAGATTAAAAATATACCAAACGCTTGGTTTCGAAGCGTGGGTTTTCGAGAATGATAGTCCACCCGCTGATACTTATTCATCTGCTAATCGAGTCCTGAATCGTGGAGCTACTTATCCACCATATGTACCAGTGTCTGGCGATAAAGTAACGCGCTCAAACGGAGTAGATGTACTTGAGACATCACAAAGTCACTTCGGAGTAGCAGTTGCGCAAACACGGAATTGCGAATGGCGTCTTGATGAATTAAGTATTAGGTCTTTCATAGAGAATTTCCCGATGCATTTATTCAGATTTAAACTTAATGCATTAGAAAGTGATTGGGATATCGCAAATGATGCCTTAAATATACAATATTATGGGGTTGGTTATGACCCAGTTCAATATGCTCTTGCCGGTGACACCGGGCATTCAAAGGTCAAAGCTGTTGTTTATAATGTAACAGAGGATGAATGGGAGACTATAGGAACCCATGAATATACTATTGATGACTCCCGAGCTTTGCAATTAATAGAAGGCGAATATGAAACACTTTCTGATTACGTAGATTCTGATATGTATGTAAACGTAGCAGCTACAGCTGCTAATAGTGGTCCAACTTTTACCGATGATACTGAACATGCTCTGGTAAGTTACTATTGCCGTATAGATAATACCATAGCTAGTGGGATTCACAGAGGAAACGCAACTGATATTTACGTTTATGATCCTGATAATATCCAGGTAGGCACCACCGTTGTCGCTATTAATGGAAATTCTTTAGTGACAAATACAACGGCGTTCCCAGGGTATATAGCAGACTTTACAGAAATTCGAGAATATGTTTCTAAGGTTCCTTATGATACGGACGGATACACTATTACTAATAATGATGACGGCCTATCTTTCACTGACTCAGCTAATTACAGTATCACTTTTGATGCTGATGATTTGACAGGCTCATTAATAGAATTGGAATATCGTTATTGGACACAAGGTGAACTTGTTAATGATCTTTTTAATAGCTCAGCTAGTCGTTACCCGGCTTCTGATATTAAAGTAAAGGTGATGCCTTTAACTATCATCGAGATAGAAAATTTAGAGTATTCTGGTGGATTAGAAGAGGCTGAGATGAAAACAAAGATAAAAGAATATTTTAATGCCTTAACAACAGGTTCATTTGATAAATCTGACCTTGTAGACGTATTATATGACAATAATGCTGATTATGTTAATTTAGATATTACAATAAATATTACGCGGTATAAACCAGATTTCACAAAAGAAACTATTACTATGGACGGACAAACGTACACAATTCCGTCTGATTCGGTCAGTGCCTTTTATACTACTGATGATAAACTATCTGGAGTGACTAAAGTATAATGTTTACCCCTACATCAAATATAAATCTAGAAGATCTTTGGGGATCTCTTGGAACTGTATATAATGATCTTGATGACGATTCCAAAGCAGTCATAGAGGCGTTTTGGGAAGCGATGTTTAATGGCGTGGCAGGAATGTATTATGATCTTTATCAAAATTACCTTGCTAAATTCTTTGAGTTTAATCAAGGCTATCTAGAACATTCCTATCAAGATTTAGATATAATATTTACTGGGGATGACAAAAACGTTGATGACATTCTGTTTTCTCCTCCATCCGGGCTTGCGCTGTCTAATACACCAGTTGCAGACGGCAGTATGTATGCTTACAAGATAACATCAGTTGATAGTAACTCCGGTGAGACACTCGCGTCAACACCTGTTGTGTTAATCAGTGGCGCTGCTAACTTAACTTCAAATCCAAATGTTTTAACTTGGACAGCTACAAGCGGAGTTGCTAGTTATAACGTATATGGGAGAGACTTGAACCAGTTCTTGTACATAGGGAATACTACATCTACTACATTTTCTGACAATGGAAGTGTAACTCCGGTGGGTGGAGTTCCGACTGAAGCTACTGCTATTCAAGGATATATTTACCCATTTACTGATGGGTTATTTTATTTATCTATGCCGACTTTAAGTGGTTATTCAACTGACCAGGTTTTAACAGAAGGTACTGATTATGAAATTGAAGCTTTGACTAAGTTAAAATTTTTGAAGGGACTCGGAACTGGTGCCAACAACATTCAATACAAAACAGTTGATACTACTTTACAAAAAGGCGAAAAATTTTTAAATAGACAAAGTATCTGTTTACTACCTACTTTAGGTAGCATTTATTTTCCTGGGTTTGGGGTTGATTACCCTGATGAAATTATATCTGCTGGTGCGTATTCACCTTTTATATCTGGGTGGAATGATATGACCTATTTCAACCAAAGGCTTTATTATGGTCAACATTTGTCTAATCTGATGTATGCATTATCAGTGGTTACTAGGAGAGAACCGACTATAAATAATGTAAAACATGGTTTGGAGTTAATACTTGGGTTCCCTTTTAGTTATAAACCAGGAACAGTGGCTAGTATAGAGGAAGATGCAGTTTATAAATATGTGACAATCACAACGTCTGGTTTAACAGAGACTGTTACATATGAAGTCCCAGTAGCTACTCACTTAGCAGTGGCCTCAGGCGATACTGTAAGTCAATTCGAAACTTTAATTTCCGGAGCGTTTGTTGATGACTATATAACAGATTTTGCTACGGTGTCCGGAGTAAGTTTGCAATGTGGAGAAGTAAAGGAATTTGACGTATTCACACAGACATATTCAGGGAGTAAACACGGGTTTCGTGTTATCGATAATCTCATAGATGATATTACAAAAGTAAAACAATCTGATTCATATACAGTGAATTTTAATGAATTAAGTTCTACAGGGTAACATATGGAAAAACTATATTTAAAAGCCGGAGAAGCCTATACTTTTAACATAGAAAATAGATTCTTCGCTGAACATATTCCGATAATAACAACTTCGGCTGTTGGAGGAACCTATGCTGGTGAGGTTTCTATAGGAGTTGTTAATACCTGGCAAACTGAGTCTGGTAGAGAATGGACCGGGTCAGTAAGTTATGAGGACACCGGTGAGGATCTGAAAGTTTATACAAATGATGCAAGCGTGATGCCTAAAACAGAACTGCAGAAGTTAAAGATTGTATTTACTCCACCCGCTGTTAGCACTTACTATTTACAGTGTGCAAAATACAGTGCACATGTTGGTAAGGAACTTGATGTAAATACTGATTACGGCGATTACATTAATCCGCAAGAAGTTTATTATACATGTTTATTAAGACAAAGTAACAGAACATATTCTTTCACAAGAAACTCTGATATGTTCGACAAATTTCTTAATTTTTCCATACCTGCTGGGGTATGGCCAAGGTTTACAAACCTAGCACCTGTTATTTCGGGATTTGTAAATGATAAAACTTTTTATAATCCGGGAGATGATGCATCACTTTCGGGCTTGATTTATGATCCGGAAAATGATATATTAAGTTATGCGTGGAGTCATACTAATCCTTTAACAACTGTTTCTGGGTTTAGTTTACTCTCGTCTATTGAAAATGCTGCATTACCTGGATGTACGGCAAATTTAACATCTCCCCCAACAGTGGAGACGCTATATACATTTAAGTTATCAGTTAGCGATTCAGACAATACAACAATTTCTTATGACTACATTC